ACGGCGCTGCCGGTCGCCTATCTGGCCATCTCGCCAAGATCACGGCGTTCAATCCCGAGATGCGGGAGTTGGCGCGCGCTACCAAGTCGCTTTCTGACGGCTTGCGTACATCGTCGAGCAATGCCGCTATGCTCGCGCATCAGATCCGCTCGATTCACGCGATGGGCGCTATTCCGTCGAGCCACATACCGAACGTCCCTATCGTTCCGGGTGCCGGCGGCGGAAGCGGCGGTCGAAACGGTGGGCGCGGCGGCCACAATGCCGGCGGCTCGCACGGTGGCCGCATGCACATCGGTCCGGGTGGCGTGGGCCTGAGTTCGGTTGGCTTCGGTCTTGGTGCCAACTCGATCGTGCCGCTGGCGGCCGGATATGGCGCCTATGCACTCGGCAGTGCTTCTGTCAAAGAGGCGGCCGAATACGAGCGTCAGAAGGCGCTTTTCAAGATGCTCGGCATGACGCCGGCGCAAAACGCTGAAGCGTTCCGATACGTCGAGCAAACGGATATGTCGGGCGCGAGCATGATCCAGAAGCTGCGCTACTTCACGGAAGCGCAAGGCGTGTTTCGCGAGTCGGGCATGGCTGGCGAAGAGGCGCTGAAGGCGTCGAAGCTCATGACGCCGATCTTGTCGCGCCTGCACTATGCCAGTCTGATAACTGGCAAGCCGCTTGACGAGCATCAAGAGCTCGCAATGCTGCGATTCATCGAAACCAGCGGCGGCTTGGCTGATCCGAAGCGCGCGGCTGAGCTTGCGGACCTTGGCTACAGGACGACGGTCTCCTCTGGCGGCAACGTCAATTGGGAATCGATGCGGCAGGCGCGTGCAAACGGCGGCATCTCGGTCAAGAACATGTCCGACGAGGCGTTTTTTGCGTGGTCGGAGCCGTTGATTGGTGAATTGACTGGCGGCAAGTTCGCGACGGGCATGATGACGTCGTATAACCGCATGAACGGTATCAACAAGCTCACGAAAGCGCAGTTGCACGAGTATCAGAAGCTCGGCCTGTGGGATATGAGCAAGGTCGTCATGAACAAGGCTGGTGGCGTAGATCACTACCTTGGCAACCCGCTGAAGTGGTCCGAAGATCGGGCGAAGAACCCATTCGAATGGCACATGCAGCACGTCATGCCGCAATACGATTCGCTGAAGCTCACGCAGGCCGAGCGCGACCGCGAGAACAATATCCTGTACGGAAACACCGGCGCGCGGATCTTCTCGCTGTTCGAGCAGCAAATGCACACCATCATGCAGGGCGTCAACACGTACCGCATCACGCCGGGCGCGGATAAGGGCAGCAAGGAAGCTGATCAGACGTTCGTCGGAAACATGGAGAAGTTCGATCAGTCGTGGTCTGACTTCAAGGTGACGTTCGGCACGAGCGCGCTTCCAGCAGTCACTGACATGCTCAAGCAGGGCACGTCTCTTCTGAAGATGCTCGGAAACGCTGACACCAACATGCGCGACGAGCAGGCGTATGTGAACGGTGGTGGCGGCATATGGGGGCGCATCAAGCGCGCTTTCGATTGGGAGCCGGGCATGGGTGGCGTGGCGCCGAAGCGCGATGCGGCCGTTGCAAGCGGCGGATCTGGCTCGATGAATGTGACGGTGCATGCCTTGATGGACGGCACGCCGATCCATACGAAGGTCGTCGACACCATCGTTCGCAAGACGTCGACGCGGCTTGGCTCCGGCTTTTATGACCTGAACGCATCGGCACCTACTCAACTCGCAACGGGGCATTGATATGGCTGTAACGCTACAGCTCGGAGACTTCACGTTCTCCGAGTATGAAATCCCCGAGCGGATCACGATGGTGACAGCGATTCGCGCTGTCGTGCGCAAGATGGTCGGCGGGGCGCGTAACGTCAACATGATGGGCTACGACCCGCAGCCGCTTGAGTGGTCCGGCATGTTGCTAGGCGAAAACGCCTTGCAGCGCGCGCGAACACTCAAGCAGATGGCGCTTGCGCAGAAGATGCTGAGTCTCACGTTCAGTGAGTACAGCTATTCGGTCGTAATCTGCGAGTTCGTCGAAGACTTTCAGCGCGAATACGAGATTTACTATCGCATCCGTCTCGAAGTCGTCGCCGACAACGCGGCGCAGAAATCGTCGAGCTCGTCAGGTATCGACGCTCAAATTGGGGCGGACATGTCGACGGCGAATTCGCTGGCCGATTCGATAGGCGATTCCGGTCTGTCGTCCGCTGTTGGCGTGCTGAACTCGGCCGTCTCGACTGTTTCGAGCTTCGCAAAAGCCGCGCAAAGCACTTTGCAGACGGTCCTGGCTCCGCTCGCTACCGCTCAGGCGCAAGTGAAGACGCTGATCGCATCGACAGAAAACACGCTTCAGAGTGTTTCAACGGTTGGGGGCTTGCTGCCGAACAATCCAATCGCTCAGCAAGTGTCGAAACTCAGTTCGCAGGTCAATGCCATGACGCAGCAGCCGCAATTGCTGCAACTTCAGGGCGTGCTTTCGCGCATGGGCGGGAACATCGGCCAGATCGGTTCGGCATCGAAGGCGATCAGCACGATCGGCGGCAATCTGTACGACATGGGCGCGAAGCTCTACGGCAACGCAGAAGCGGGGTTCAACGCGCTCACGCGAGCGAATCCGTCGCTTGGTGGCGATCCATTTATTCCTTCGACTCAAAAGGACGTCGATCCTAGTTCGTCAACGCCTACGGCTCCGGTCGTTACTGAGGTCGCCGCTCCGCCATCTCCCCCGCCGCAGGATCTAGCGGCGCAACGAGATGAGGCAAATCAAAACGGCGATTGGTATCTGAACCAAACGCCCACTGGCGCCCAGTACTACGCAAAGGGCATAAGTTTCGATTAAAACATTCCTATCCGATGCCATCAGCCGACCGAATCGCCTCGACACAAAGCACGCCAGCCCAAATGGGGCCATACACATCAAGCTCTGTCAATGCATCCCGCGGCGTGGTGCTCGTCAATGGCACGGAAGCGCCTGCCTGGCTGGATTGGGAAGTCGAAAACAACGCTCTTTCTGCGGCAGACACATTCTCTGTTAGGTTTGCCGGTGCGGCGCTTCCTGCTGGAACCGATGTGAATTGGTTTAGCAGCCAAACGGATATGTTCATCGAGATTTTCGCTGGCTTTCCAAGTGATATTGAAGAGTATACGCACGACGAACTGACAAAACTCATCTACGGCCAGGTTGATACGATCGATTACGACATGGCTGAAGACGTCGTAACGGTTCACGGACGCGACTTGACGCGCGTTTTTATTGATGCGAAGACGACGGAGAAGTTTCCAAATCAGACGTCGAGTCAAATCGCTGAGACGCTGGCGCGTCGCCGTGGCCTGTCGGCCGCCGTCATCGCTACAAAAACGAAGGCGGGGGCGTATTACGACATCGAGCACGTCAACCTGATGGATGAGCGCACAGAGTGGGACATTCTCTGCTTTCTCGCTCAGCAAGAGGGATTTCAGGTTTATGTCAAGGATCGAACTCTGTATTTTGGCCCTCCGCCGTCTGAGGTAAAGCAAGATACGTCTGCGCTTGAGGCGGATCTAGCGAAAAGGACAGCCGAGATCGACAGCGCAAAACAGCAACTTGCCACTCTCGACAAACAGTCTCAAGCGCTTGTCGCAAGCGGCGACAAGGCCGGGGCTGCGGCAGTAGATGAGCAATACACGCAGCTAGCTTCTCGCGTTTCGTTCGTGATGGTTCCGTACCAAATCGAGGCCAGAAAGAAACTGGAGGCGGCGCAAGCGGCAGGAACCTATCAAATCAAATGGGTTCCGGTCAGCCCGCACACATCGCAGTGGCGAGCTTTCTCGGCAAACGTCGAGAGCATGCGCTTTCAGCGCACCCTGACGGTATCGCGTGGCGTGACGGTAGTCGTTCGGTCGTGGAGCGACAAACAGCAGTACGGGTTCAACGCTGTATATCCGCAAAGCAAAGTTGGCAGCATCAAGCCTGGCGCATCGAGCATAGCTACAGGTGGGCAGGTGTTCACCTTCTTCTATCCAAATATCGACAAGCAGCGCGCGCTTCAGATCGCCAAACAAAAGTATGACCTGATCGTAAAGCATGAGATGAAATTCGAATGCAGGCTGCCAGGCGATACCGCGCTAGATACACAGTCTGTCATCTCTGTAAGTGGCACGCAGACCGCGTGGGATCAGAAGTATTACCCCGCATCGATTGTGCGCCGCATGTCGTTCGAAGGCGGTTTCGAGATGACCGTCCACGGCAAGAACCACGCCGCAACCTCTGAAGCAGCCTCTCTCTGATGAACTATCACGAACTTGCAAACGCGATGCGAGGGCACGCGGACGCGGCGGCTGGCCGTGTGCCTAAGCCGCGCATGGCGACAGTGAGCAGCTACAACCCGTCGACGCATTCGGTGAAGGTAACGTTTCAGGGCGTGGGCGACTCGGACGTGATCGAAACGGGCTGGCTGCCGCTCGGCGCTGTGGGCGTCGGTAACGGATTCGGCGTGATGACCGCACCGAACATAGGCGACATGGTGATGATCGCGTTCACGGACGGGTCGAACGCTGCGCCGAAGGTGGTAGGGCGGTTTTTCTCGAACGTGAATGTGCCGCCTGCGGTGCCGGCCGGTGAAACGTGGATCGTCCACAAGTCGGGCTCATTCATGAAGTTTCACGCTGACGGCTCAATCGAAGTCAATGCTGCAGCCGGCGCGACCTACACGGCGCAATCACACACCTTCACCGGGCCGGTGACGATGAATAACACGGTTCTCGTCAAGCAGACGCTCACAGGGCAGGGCGGCATGGCCGTGTCTGGAGACAACGGCAGCGGCAACACGTCGACCATCACCGGCAACCTGAACACGACCGGCACGATCACAAACAACGGCAAGAACATCGGCAGCACGCACGCACACAGCGGCGTTCAATCCGGTTCTAGCAACACTGGAGCGCCGGTATGAGCGATTTAGGGCATTTCTGGGGAAACGATCTTTCCATCGCTGCAAACGGTGATCTCGCCGTCTCAACCGACGACACGCTCGCACAGCAGGAACTGCTTCGCGCGCTGATGACCAATCCGCGATGGACGGACTCAGCCGGCAACCCGCTCGCATCGCCTGACTACACCTGGCATGCGGATTTTGGCGCCGGCATCCCGTATCGCATCGGCAAGACGCTCAACGTCTCCGAGCTGCGCGGCGCGATCCAGAAGACGATCAAGACGATTGCCGGCATCGCCGCTTCTCCCGCTCCGGTTGTGACGGTGACGCCGTTCAACAACGGCGCCGCGGTGACGATCCAGTACGCCGACGCTGTGACCGGCCAGGTCGCAACACTCTCATTCGACATCACTCAATAAATGGCACAAGTACAGACGCAATCGCTGACGCAGATGCTTCAAAACTTCGCGTCTACGGTTCAGGGTTCGGTCACGTCCGCGATCCTGAACTTCAACATCGGCACGGTCCTGCGCGCGCTTGGTGAGGCGGTGTCGGGTATCGCGCTTTGGCTGCAGGGTCAAATCCTGATCCTGCTCGCAAAGACGCGCGCATCTACGTCGACCGACGCCGATCTCGATTCGTGGCTCGCTGACTTCGGCTTCTCTCGCCTCGCTGCGGTGGCCGCAACCGGTACGGTGACGTTCTCTCGATTCACGCCCACGGCTCAGGCCGTCGTGCCAGTCGGGACGGTGGTGCAGACGACGGACGGATCGCAGCAGTTCACGGTGAATCTCGACACGTCGAATCCCGCATACAGCGCGACGCTAGGCGGCTACGTGCTGGCGGCGGCAACGGCAAGCGTAAGCGTTACGGTGACGGCTGTAACGGCCGGCACTGGCGGCAACGTGCTTGCCGGAACGATAAGCCAGCTTTCGCAATCGGTGCCCGGCGTCGACACGGTGACGAATGCGGCTGCTTTCACGAACGGCGCAGACGCAGAAAGTGACGCGAACGCGCTGGCCCGGTTTCAAACGTGGCTGCAAAGTTTATCGAAGGCGACTAAGGCCGCGATCGGCAATGCAATCACGTCGATTCAGCAAGGGCTGACGTACACGATCACCGAAAACGCGAACTACGCCGGCGCGTATCAGCCCGGTAATTTCGTTGTGGTCTTCGACGATGGATCTGGCGCGCCATCTGATGCGCTGCTCAACACGGTATCCAACGCGATCGATACGGTTCGTGGTTTCACGATCACCTTTGACGTTCACAAGCCGGTCGTCGTGAATGCGACTGTGGTCATGACGATCACAACCGCATCCGGCTACACGCACAGCGTCATTGTTGCAACCGTCACGGCCGCGCTGCAGTCGTATATCAACGCACTGCCGCTTGGCACCTCGCTTGCGTATTCGAGGCTTGCTCAGGTGGCGTATGACGCGTCGCCTGCTGTCACGAACGTGACGGGCGTCACGCTCAACGGCGGCACGTCTGATCTGGCGGCGACGTCAAAACAAGTCGTGAAGTGGACTTCAGTGGTGGTGAACTAATGGCGACGGGTGACAAGACGGATATGCTCGGGCGCTTGCAAGCGCTCCTACCGCGCGGCTGGTTCGGCGACTCACCAACGATACTGACGGCGCTTCTTGGCGGCTTCGCGGCGATCTTCGCGAACGTCTATTCGGTGCTGGCGTATGCCAAGCAGCAGCTTCGTATCGCTACCGCCAGCGACGGATTTTTGGACGTCATCAGTGCAGACTTCTTCGGCGCGACGTTGCCGCGAAAGACGAACGAGTCAGACGCCGCGTTTCGCAACCGGATCATCATCAACCTGTTTCGTGAGCGCGCAACCCGCAAGGCGGTCACGCAGGTTCTCACGACGCTGACTGGTCGAGCGCCGCTCATCGTCGAGCCTAGCCGTCCGGCGGATACGGGCGGATATGGCGTCGCATGCGGCTATGGCGTCGCTGGCGCATATGGCTCGCTCGTGCATCCGTATCAAGCCTTCATCACCGCATACCGGCCGCTAGGCACCGGCATACCGTATGTCGCCGGCTACGGCAGTTCGCCATCAGGCTACAGCATCGCATCGCGCGGCGAATATGCGAGCCTGAGCATGGTTCAGCAGGCCGTCACTGATGCGGATTTGTACGCTGCCGTCGCCTCTGTGATTCCGGCAGGCGTGATCGCATGGATGAGGATCTCATCGTAGAAACGCATCCGATAAAGGACGTTTTCTTGTAGAATGGCGGAAACCCCGCCGTGCTGGATACACGAACGGGGCTTCCTTACACAGTCAACCTATCGCAGAGGTCGAACATGGCTGTCACAGATTCTACCCCAATCGGAGCCCGATTCGGGCGCCTCACCGTTTCAGGCGCGCCCTTCAAGAAGGAGGGTAAGCAGCATCACTATCATGTGTTATGCAAGTGCGACTGCGGCAGCGAGAAAATCGTTCAGTGCTACAACATCGTAAAGGGCTACACGTCGTCGTGTGGGTGCGAACATCGGGACATGCTTCTCAAGCGTAATACTACGCACGGAAAATACGGGACCGGCGCTCATCTCTCGTGGCGATCCATGTTGGCTCGCTGCCTAAATCAGAATGAGCCCGGCTACGACAACTACGGCGGTCGCGGAATCAAGGTTTGCAATCGCTGGCTGGAGTTCGCGAACTTCTTTGCGGATATGGGTGAACGTCCAAGTCGGATGTCGCTAGACCGAATAAACGTTAATGGCAATTACGAGCCCGGAAATTGCAGATGGGCAACGGATCGCGAGCAGTCGAACAACACGCGATCCAACGTTTATCTTGATCACGACGGCAGGCGAATGACCGTATCGCAATGGGCGGCAGAGGTGGGGCTTAACGCCAACGCGATTTACGCGAGACTTAAGCGAGGATGGTCTGCTGAAGAATCGTTGACGACTGCGCCTCGCAAAACGTCCCGAACCGCTGGCTAAGGTTTTACGAAACGTTATCAAACGGCCGCCTCCTGGCGGCTTTTTCATTTATAGGGTCATACATGCGGCGCAGAATTGTCTACACTGGCGCGATCCCGCAGTCCACGGATCTACTCGAAACGAATAAGTCGACGATGATCTCCATCGGCCATGTCTTGCAAGACATGATCGGCACATCGACGCTGTTCTCCGGGCTCGGCTGCGTTCCAACGTCGCCGGCCGGCATGACGGTGAACGTAAATCCGGGCCGCGCTTACTCGCTTCAATCGACCGACGCTGGCGCTTACTCTGATCTCTCTGCCGATTCGAGGCAGGTGGTCAAGCAAGGGATCTTGCTGGATGCAGTGAACTTCTCCTGTCCAGCGCCTGGCACAGCCGGGTTTTCCATAAACTATCTCATTCAGGGTGCATTCCAAGAGGTAGATGCTGGCAGCACGATTTTACCCTATTACAACGCAAGTAATCCGGCCTCCGCCTACTCTGGACCTAACAACACCGGCACGTCGAACACGACGTATCGCGACAACACGGTTCAATTGTCGTTGAAGGCCGGCACTGCCGCGACGACCGGCTCGCAAGTCACGCCGACGCCAGACGCTGGCTTCAACGGCCTGTGGGTCATCACCGTGCCGTATGGCGCGTCGACGATCACGTCGGGCAACATCAGCGCGTATAACGGCGCACCGTTCCTCAATGCGTCGCTGCTCAGCCAAATCCAGACCGCGCCAAATGGCGTTGTGGGTCAGGTCCGCAACCTTGCGATGAGCGTCACAGCGGCATCGGCCACGGCCACGCTGACGGCTGACGAAATCATCGTCGGCACGGCGCTCGGCGGGCAAATGTTCAAACTGGCGAGCTTCAGCAAAACGATCAATCTCGCGACGACGGGCGCGGGCGGGATGGACACCGGTAGCGCACCGACGAGCGGATATGTCGCGCTGTATGCGATCTACAACCCGACGACCGGGGTGAGCGCGCTACTGGCAACGAATGCGACGAGCACGCTTGCACCGAATGTCTACGGTGGCGCCAACATGCCATCCGGCTATACGGCGTCCGCGCTCGTTTCGGTATGGCCGACCAACGGGAGCGGCCAGTTCGTATCAGGTGAGCTGTGGGACCGCAGTTTTCGATACGCCCCTGTCCAAGTTCTGAATACAACTACCGCGCAGTCACAGACGGCGCTGAGCATTGCGTCGGCAGTCCCGCTCAACGCGAAGCGATATGGAGGCTATTGCTCCCTGCTGTCGACATCGACGGTGTTGATGACGCTCAACCTGTGGACGACGGGCGCCGCCGGCGGCGTCATAACGCACCCCATGGGCATGTACGTACTCGCGAATGCGGCATCCACGATGGTGTTTGAAAATGCTGTTGTGAAATCTCAATCCATCGGCTATAGCACGACATCGGGCGGCGGTGCGGTCACGTTTAATATCTTCATCACTGGCTACACGATATAAGGATTGTGAATGAACGTTTACGTCCAATTCGGTGACGCAACCGACACGACGATCGTCGCGTCTTTCGGCTGCCCTCAAGATCCGGCGTCGTTCCCTAATCAGGCGACGATCGATTCGAGTGATGCGCGCTATCAGGCATTTGTGAATCCGGCCTCTACGCTTGCGGGCGCTCAAGCCGCTCAAAAAGCGGCGATCGACGCGGCATATTCTGACGCGATTCAGCAGAGCATCGCGTTCAAAACTGCCGCGGGCGTCTCACAGACGTTTCAGGCCGACACCGGCAGTCAGACGATTCTTTCCCAAGCTACGCAAGGATACGGGATCGCTGGCGCTGTGCCAGCGAACTTCTTCTGGAAAGCGGCGGACAACTCGCTCGTCGCCTTCACGCTGGCCGATCTTGAGGGGCTGTATCTCGCCATGCTCGCGCAAGGGTGGAGCGCGTTTCAGAAGCGCGCTGCACTGAAGGCGGAAATCGATGCCGCGACGACTGTCGCCGCCGTTCAGGCGATAAGCTGGTAGTGTCGCCTAGTGTTTAATGGCGCTTACGATCCGGCGCAGGGGGCCTGTTAATGTCCATGATCGCGAGGCATAGACATTTGCCAGTTCGTCTTGAAGCCTCGCGGCTTCCGCCTCGGAACGACTCAACTCGTCTCGGATCTTCGAGGCTTCTGCCTTGTAGTGGCTCACCATTGCTTCAGAATCTGACAGCTTAGCTTCCGCGAGGATCAATCTCGCCGACGTTTCATCAAGCCGAAACTGTGTGTCGTTTAACGCTGACAACTCCACCAGTTCGTGAGGGGCGGGCGTTCTGACGATCTTCTCGTTATCGACGAAAGAGACGTTCCGCTGCAAGGCTGGATATATGCCGACAGTTTTTAACTCGGAGAACTTGGCGGGGAGGAATGGCAAGCATTCCTCGATCAAGAAATCGCAGTTCGGTCGATCGGTCTTCCTGCCAAATCCAAGCGTGTGGTATCCGAAGGTCGTGAAAAAGCTGTCTCGACAGTCGAAGCCGAGCGAACACAGCATGACGGCCAACTGTGGGATCGACCAACCCTCAAGCCAATGGCCGCTTTCCGTGTAGTGCGTGTTTGGCACGAACACGAAAAGGTAGCCGCCATCGTTCAACAGGCTCTTCAACTTAGCGATGAAGCCGCCCAGATCCATGATGTGCTCCATGATGTGCGAAGCAAAAATGGCGTCGTATCTCTTGTTGGCCGGAAGGCCTTCCAGCGTTGACTCGTGGAACTCGATCGATGAGTCCTTGAAGATGAACCGATCGCGCATGTCGCATGCAGTGACGTCGTGCCCCATTACTTCGAAGTACTTGGAGTGGTAGCCGGCCCCAGCTCCAACATCGAGAATGGAGCCGAAATCGCCTGGCAGTTTGTTAAGCCAGTCGAGTTGATCGCGAAACAGTTGCTCGGAGACATCCAGCGTCTCCGGCGGGGCCGCCAAAAAGGGCAGCGCCTCAAGCACTTTTTTATCTTTTGAAATCATGAACTTCACCATCTTTAAGTTTGGGCGAGTAGCGGTGCTTCCCGCGTGCTGACGGCTAGCCGTGGGCGCAGGCCGCAATATTCTGGATTATATCCTCGCAAACAGGCCACCTTCGGGTGGCCTTTTCTTTTGGACGCTCGATGAACCTCGACATTCTCAACGGCTGGCTGCTTGCGGCTGCGACCGCTGCGGCCGCCGTTCTCTGGTGGCTGTTCCGTACCGCCTATTCCCGCATCGAGGCTGCGCACGCTCGGGCAGAGAAAACAGAATCAGCTCTCGACGCATTCAAGCTCGAAGCGGCGAAGACGTATGTCACGTCAAGCGCTCTCGAGAAGGCGCTAGACAACCTGAACGACACGATCAAGCTGGTTTTCGCAAAGCTCGAGCGCATCGACGAAAAACTCGCCAACAAGGCCGACCGCACATGAGCCAGAGAACAGTCTCCGAAAACGGCGTTGCGCTGACGATGCGGTTCGAGGGCTGTGATCTCGAGTCGTATCCAGACCCAGGCACGCGGGCCGAGCCGTTCACGATCGGCTACGGGCATACGGGAAAGGAAGTAACGAAGGGCATGAAGATCACGCAGGCGCAAGCCGATGCATGGTTGCGTAGCGACCTTGCGAAAGCTGCCGCGTGCGTGAACGCCAATGTCAAGGTGCCGCTAACACAGAACCAGTTCGACGCTCTCGCCGACTTCTGCTTCAACGTGGGCGCAGGCAACTTCGTCGCGTCAACGCTTCTGCGCCTGCTGAACGCTGGCAACTACGCCGGCGCTTCCGTTCAGTTCGACCGGTGGAACCTGGCTGCCGGGCGAGTGCTTCCGGGCCTCGTCAAGCGGCGCATCGCTGAACGTCAACTGTTCATGAAGCCGGACGCCGCCTAATCCTCTCGAAAATCACGCAAGCCGCCTTCGGGCGGTTTTTTTACGTCCATGCCAATCATCAAACACCTCGTCGATGCCGCGCAGGGCAAGCATCCGATCGCATCGAAACGCTCATCGCATTGGCCGACCGTGCGAAAGCATCACATCGCGGCGCATCCGACGTGCGCCGTCTGCGGTGGGGATGAAAAGCTCGAAGTGCATCACATCAGGCCGTTCCATCTGCATCCCGACTTGGAGCTCGACCCGAACAACCTAGTGACGCTCTGCGAAGCGAACAAGGGCGGCGTCAACTGCCATCTCGCATTCGGACATCTCGGCAATTTCAAAAGTTTCAACGTCGATGTCGTCGCGGACGCGGCGCATTGGAACGACAAGATTTCTCACCGGCCTTTGGTCGACGTGGAGTAATCAATGAAGCTATCCGACCTCATAACCGGAGACGACGGCAAGGCGCTTGAACCCGCCTACGCGATGTCCACGCTCGTGATCGTCGTCGGCCTTTGCTTGCAGGTCTACTCGACCATCTACGGCAAGCCCTTCGACCTGCAGGCGTACGGCATCGGCGCTGCGGCGCTTCTCGGCGGACTCGGCATCTCCGCAAAGCTCGGCAAGTAATCCCACATCACCGCAGTCAATCGCCCGCCTCGTGCGGGCTTTTTCTCTTCTGGAGCATCTATGACGATCGGCCTTTCATCGACCGTGCGCAATTCCCGTCTCTCCGCAATCGTGACTGCGGCCGGCGCAAGCGCGATTCTCACGCTTTATAGCGGCACGCGACCGGCAACGGGAGGCACTGCGACGACGGCGCTTTCTGCGCATACCTGTGCGGCGACGCTCGGCACAGTGGCGAGTGGCGTGCTGACGTTCGGCGCGATCGGCAACGCAACGGCGTCGAACACCGGCACGGCGACATGGGCGCGTCTCACTACGTCGGGCGGAACGTTCATCCTCGACATGGACATCAGCACGACTGGCGGCGCTGGTGAAGTTCAGATGGCAACGACCTCGATCGTCTCGAGCGCGACCGTCACCATCAGCTCAGGCAGTCTCACGGAAGGTAACGCATAAGGGTGAAGCGTGGGTACTCTCACCGGCTCCAACACAGTCTTAGCCGGCACTGAGACATTCAACCTCTCTTCACCGGCTCAAACGGACTGGATTCAGTTTCCGCAGTCGGCGACGGCCGTCAACCGCAAGTCCGGCGGCGGCTCGACGATCGGATTGCCGACGCTAATTGGCTCAGGCGTGACATGGACGGGCTACACAGACGGCCCGAAAATGACGTGGACGGACGGCACGCCCACGGCATCGGCAACGGCGCTTGCTGGCGGCATCTACGTCGACAACACGACCGCGACCGGGCAGGGCTATCAAATCGTTCTGCCTGCCGATACGACGAGCCGAACGGCGACGATCTATTGGGCGGCGTACTCAAGCGCCTGCACGCTCACCGCGACCCTATCTGACGGCAGTGCGACCGCCTACACCGTCTCGCCCGGCACAACCGGCAGCGGCAACCAGAAGTTCTACAGCACGACGATAACTTGGGCTGCGAACTCTGCATCGCAGACGCTGACGATTAAAGCGACGATCACGACGAACGTTGGTTCTTCGTTCAACGTCATGTTGCACGCGGTCAAGTATCTGGCGTCAGCGTCGAGCATTACGGGCACGATCTCAGGCTCGTTGTCTGGCGTCTCTGGCGCTGTTTCTGCGGCCGAAAGCATTTCGGGTTCGGCTGCCGGGGCGTTGGCTGGCGTTACTGGTTCGGTGTCTGGCTCGCAGAGCATGCAGGCGTCGTTTGCGGGCGCGCTTGTCGGCATTGGCGGGGCGATCTCTGGCGCTGAAACGTTGCCTGCGGCGATTTCTGCGTCTCTTTCTGGCGTGACAGGCTCGGCATCTGCGGCGCAGACGATCGGAGCGGCCATCTCCGGCGCTCTTGCCGGCGTTACTGGCTCGATGTCGGCGTCTGAAGCCGTGTCATCGACTGTATCCGGCGCAATGGCTGGCGTCAGCGGCGCATTGCAAGCGGCCGAATCAATGCCCGCTGCAATGAGCGGTGCGCTTGCTAGCGTAGGCGGATCGGCCGCCGCTTCCGAATCGCTCGGCGGCTCGCTATCTGGCGTTCTTACCGGTGCCTCTGGGAGTTTCGCGGCCCATGCGATCGATGGCGCCGGGGCTGAGCTATTCGGCGCGATGGCTGGTGTGGCCGGATCGTTCTCTGCGTCCATCAGCCTGCCTGGGTCCGTAACTGGTGCGCTGGCTGGCGTGTCGGGCGCGGTCTTGGCATCCGAGCGCATGAGCTCGTCGGTTGCTGGCTTGCTGAACGGTCTATCCGGTTCGTTTTCGGCTCAGGTTCAGACCGGTCCGAGCGTATCGGCATCGCTGTCAGCGTCGCTAGATGGTGTGGCCGGTGCGTTTGCGGCAGCAGTCATCATCGCAACTGCATCGAACTCCATCCGCTTCCCGATCAATCCCGAATCGCGATCTGTGTCTGTCGATGCAGAGCAGCGGCGCGCCGATGTTCAGGTTGAATCTCGCCGAGTCTATGTCGCATCAGAGTCGCGGCGCTTCGTCGTGGCCGCTGAATCGCGGCACATCGCTGTCACAACATAGGGAACCACATGGCTTTTCTTGTTCCGCTTCCGCCTAAAGCGCCGGCAGCGATCCTCGATTACGTGATGGACTGGACCGCATGGCTGGCGGCCGGCGAAACCATCAGTTCGGCCAATGTCACCGCTGATGTCGGCATCGACGTCAACCCGGCAGGGAAGACGACTAGCACTAGCGGCGGCATCGTCACGTTCTGGCTAGGCGGCGGTACGAGCGGCAAGACGTACAACGTCACCGTGACCGTCACGACCAATCTCCGCACCGACAGCCGCACGATCGTCGTCCAAGTCGGCACTCGCACCATCCTCGGCGTCTCCGCCTAACTTTCTAATCTGGAATCAACCATGAAGCGTTTTCTTATGCTGCTGATCGCGGCAGGCGTCGCCGTGTTCCTTCTGTCTGGATGCGGGTCTGTACAACTCAAGCCGGTGTCGATTCCGGTCGTCCCGCCTGCTCAGCTCGCGCAGCAGGTTTGTCCGATCGTCAAGGCGGATCTCGACGTCCTGACGAGTGCCGCGGGCCTCGCGCTACTGACGCCGGCGCAACAGAACACGATCAGCGCATCGATTCAGCCGAAGTTCAGCGCGGCATGCTTGACGGCTGCGGCGGTCGATCTCGCTGATCTGCAGTCGTTCAATGCCGACGCATTCCCCGCGCTGATTGCGATCGTGTCGGCGGTCCCGGCCATTCCGAATCAGCCCGCCGTCTTGCTCGGTCTGCAACTTGCGCAACCGATCGTCCAGGCGGTCGTGTCGAGCGCTGCGGCGGCCGCGAAGGCGGCGCAATGAGCGCTTTCGTGAAGCCGCACGACACGCTGAACGCTGAGTTGATCAAAGACGAGCCGGCGACGTGGCGCTTGCTTGAGCCGCTCGTCTATCAGTCCGATGTGGCGGGGCAGACGTTCACCGTGCCGGCTGGCTTCGTCACCGATCTTGCGAGCACGCCGCGCATCCCGTTCGTCTACGAGATTGGCGGCGGCGTCGCAAACATGGCGAGCGTGATCCACGATTGGATCTACACAACGCATGTCGTGCCGCGCAATGTCGCTGATGCCGTGTTGCGCGAGGCGTCTGCCGTCAATGGCATGTCGTGGCTGCGCCGACAGATCATGTGGCTAGGCGTGCGCATCGGTGGCGGCGGCTCGCACTGGAGCGGCCCGGCGACTGCCGCGTGATTATGCCGTGCTGGCCGTCCTCGTGGCGGTCAGCGCCCACACAAGCGCGCCGACCCATCCAAGAAATGTCCATCCGAGAAACAGATTCAGCGCGACGATCGCGCCATAGTTGTGATGCCGACGAGCTCGCGCAACGAACGTCGGGATCAGGTAAATCAGGATCGAAACGATCAGAAGCAGGATCGCGCCCATATTTGGCCTCTTGTATTTGTAGTTGTTGACATAACGTTGATGATCAAACTTTTTGTTATTCGTCTGGAGGATCGCATTCGCCGCGCTTGAACGCCTCCCAAGCATCGGCGACAACGCCTGTATTGCCGGCCTGATCCATCCAGAATCGCCGTAACTCTTCGGGCAAACTGTTCCACCAGTTCATGCCTTCGTGTGCGTCGTCGAGATTGAAGCTCACGGCTCTTCCTTGTCGGTGTCAGGGTTCATCAGCGCAGCCAGGCCCGGAAAGTGAACGTCGCACCGCTCGTCAAAGCCGGTCGCGTTACGCCTCGGGCAGTTCGCGAGCTTGTCGCCTAGATCGGTCATTGCGAACTCAGGCCCGAACCGC